GCATGCAGGAGTCGATCCTAACCGTGTTCTTGCGAACGTATACGACTCTGTAGCTGGAGACAACAAGAACTTAGCAAAGCTTATTGATGCACAAGGCGGAACACCTTCTCCTGAGGAAGCAAAGCTCGTAGATGACATTACAGCAGAAATTCGCCAGATCAAGGATGCAACTCCAGACGGCGAGTCTTCAATTGCAAATCAAAAAGACGTACCTTCAAGAGAACTTACAGGATCTCTTATTGAGAATATCGCTATTGACTTTGAAAACCCTGACTATTACATCCCAGACCCAAGCGCGTACATCCCGTCTCAACCTACACCAGATGAAAATGGATACACAGATAATCCAACTGAACTTGGCGCAGATTTTGAAGTATCAGATCTCATCATGCAGATGCTTGAAGGAATTACAGACGGTTCAGGCGCTGCACTCCTAAACTTTGGTGATATCACAACCGAGGTTCCTATAGAAGCCATGCGTGATGCGCTTCAACTTAATAACGTAAACACAAATGATATTCTTGTAGAGCTTAAGCGCGAGTCAAACGATATGTCCGAGCCGGAGTCTGAAACACCCGCTCTTCAAGCGCACTCACAGATGATTAAAGATCTTGTAGAGCAGACTGGAAATACAGTTGACGATGACACGGCTGATAAGATTCGTGATGTTATAAATGAAAAAGGACTTCTTGATTGGTCCGAGGCAGATGATGCAGAGATCATCGAGGCAATTACTGAAGTTGCTGGTCCTGGACTATTTGGCCGTGAAACTCCACAATCAGAGTCACCAGTAAGCCCAGAGTCTTCTACAGAAGTTGCTATTGACTCTCCTGAAAATGTAACTCCGCAGTTTAACTACCCAGGTCCTCGCGAAGCTGGGTACACTCGCAATAACACTGTTCTTGATTCTAATGGAGCCGCGGTTGGTGCAGGAGCTCGCGTGCAAGCACTTTCAGATGGACGCGCAGGTACTATCCTAGCAGTACAAAACATTGACACTAAATCAGGGCGCGATGCAGATTATGTTCGTGTTCGTTTTGATGATGGAAGCACGGCTGTGCGCTCTGCACGACAAGTTTTTGGAATTGACGCTGACGCTCCAGTAGAACAAGCACAAGGCCCAGGACAGTTACCTGTAGCTCGTCGTAACCCAGTTCCACAAGATCCTGCGCAAAGATTTAACGAGCCAGCTGCATCAGGTGTTCCAGTTATCGCAGGAGACGGAAGTATTCCTGGAGTTAAGCTAGTAGACACTCCTGATGATATTAAAGAGTTTGTCAATGCGGATGCTAAGCAATCTGACTATTCAGCTTGGGGTCTACGCGCTCCAGAGATCGCGCGCGCTGGTCGTGAGCGAGCTGCTGTCGAGAAGATAGTAGATCTTATTGATAAAGAAAAAGAAGCTGAGCTTTTATCAGAAGACTCCGCTGCTTCTCCTGGAGAACGAGATACAGCTAGAAATGATCAGGAAGCATTGCAGTCGCAGATTCAAAAGTTAATTAGAGACGCTTTTGGAGTTCGCCCTGGTGTGCAGTTTGGAAAAAACAACTATGTCATTGGAGAACGCGCTAGAGTAAGTTACAACAAGTATGCTTCTGGTGACGTAGAACTTTCAATAGGCTTTAGAATTCTAAATGAAAGTGGAAGTGATGTTGGAGAAGGTAGTCGCTCTCTTTACAGAACAAACGTGCAAAACCCTGACGGTACTACAAGTACAAAATGGACAGCAAAAAATAATATTCTTAAAATCGTAAACGCGAGAGACAAGAAGTCCGGGTTTGCTGAATCCTACAACCGATATATGGAAGACTGGTATATCGCCAACGGCTTTGATAGTGTGAAGGTTTACGCTGCAGGAGGAGGGCGTGAATGGCAAGGTGGACTTGTCTGGGCACTCAATGGATTTACCTGGCAAGATTCACAGGCTAGCACTGTTCCACGTATTCTTCGCAGCATGCTAAATAAAGCAGGCGTAACAGATGAAGAAAAAGAGATTATCAAAAGAATGCAAGATCGCATTGCAAAAGATAATCCAACTGAAGATTATAAGGTAGATACCGTGCCTACTCCGCTCGAGCTAGCGCTTATCGGTTGGTACCCTGGAGCAAAAAGCTGGATAGGCGCAAAGCAAATGATCAGCGTAAGCTGGTATGGGCAAAAACGTCTTAACCCGTCAGCAGTTGAGCAGCGTCAAGCCATCAACTACAACCAGTTGCGTAATGCGCGTCAGCGTATCGAGGACAAGTTAAATCGTCCTGGCGTTAGCCGCGAGCTTGTTCTTAAGTTTAATAGCAACGAGTTTGCAGATGCAAATCCAGAGCTTGCTCCTTACATTGATCAGATTCGTGATGTATTAAGAAGCAACCGCTCATTGGCAGTTCTTTCTCCAGCAGCTAAGACAGCTCTTAATCGCTACACTGCAGGGCAGCTTCTTAAGGGTGAAGGGCGAGATGCTACGTTGCAGGATATCTTTAAATTGCGTGTAGCTATTGACGCAGAGTTTAAGGCTGATAATCCTCTAGGTTCCTCAAAAGAGTTTGGAGTAGGATCACGACTTCTTGACGTAGCAATTGAAGACGTTCGCAGAAATAACGTGCCAGGGTTTACTGTAAAAGAACTTGGCGTCCTCGAGTCCGGAATCAATGACACCTATGTGGTGACGCATAATGATTCAGGTCAGGTGTTCTTCTTAAAGAAGGATTCATACGCAGCGCAGTTTGAGATTAACGGCCCAGGAGCTGAGGTACAGGCAGACACAATGCTTCGTGCTTCAGGAGTAGCTGCCGGGTACGAAACACGAGTCAGCAACGTAGACCCAGAAATTCTTGTGATGCAACGTGCAGGAGCTGGCATTCCTCTATTGAGTGAGCCAATGACCGCGCAGAATGCACTTGGAAATCGTATGGCAATCAACATGCCTGACGGAACTACAATAAAGATTACTCCAGAAAACTTTATGGATCTTCTTCATACGCCTGAAGATGCGGTGCGCATCATGCTGGTTGATCTTATTATCAGCAACATGGACCGTCACAACAACAACCTTCTACTAGCGGTTGACGGTACAGATAAGACACGTATTCGTGCATTGCCTATTGATCATGCGCTATCAACGTTTAGCCCTGACATCGAAGGAATGCAATTTACTGTACAAGAGCTCTTTGATGGTGAGGGCAGTAAGATCTACGGAATGGCTATGCCTGTTCTAACTAAGCGTCTAAAGCAAGAAGAAATTCTTGATATCTTTAGAAATGAAGCTCGCATGATGATGCTGCAGCTAGATAATCCTGCAAATCTTCCTACAGGAAAAGAACTTGATCTCGTTATTAAGAATTTTGGAAGTCTTGACGCGTACCGCGCAAAAGTTCAAGAACGTATTGACGCACTCCTAAAGCCTGGCGGCGAAGGATACGACATGTTCTTAAGAGTACTTAAGCCTAACTATTGGTCAAGAAACCGATAAGGAGAAAATACGAAATGATAAAGGTAATCCGTGCGTTTGACATGACTGACAACACCCATGCGTTTTCGGTTGTAGCTACTGATAAAGGCTTTAAGTATATCTTCTCTAGCAGCAACAACGAGCTATTTGATCCAGGCAAGAGAGTTCAGCTCCTTCTAGACACAGTCGGAAAGAATCGCAAGTCATACACAATTGACGACTATCTTGATCTTTCACGCTTTAATCTTAGCAACTACTATTTCTCTGCTCCTATTGAAGAGCTCAGCGAGAAGATTGCCATCAAGAGCGAAAAGCTTAAGATGGAAAAAGATCAGGAAATTAAAAACACGCTGGAAGAATCAAAGAAGTCAGTTGGCGTTGCGCTTAGATCTGTAGACATCGAGCAGGTTCTTTTAGATTTTCCTGAACTTCTTGAACAGCTTAACTCAGAAGATGAAGATATCGACATCACTGCGCCTGGAATGATAGAACTAGTATTTGCAGCTTTAGGCTCGGTTGATCCTAATGGACCTAACGCATGGCTGTTAGATTATATGGATGGCCAGACCGCTGAAGGTGTAGTTGGCGACCTAGTTTTTGATCCTCAGCCGAACGATGAGACAGGGAAGAAATAATATGGATATCGTAGGAAAAAATGGCTCACGCGTTTTGTTCTCAAACGAGGACAGCGGAGTCATCATCGATGTCGATGACAATACGGTAATAGACTCCGGTTCCCTTTCAGCACTTATTGCTTCTGCGGAGTGGTACAACGACAGCATCGAGTTCGATGAGTCAACCGCGGAGCTTGCCCAGGCTGCGTTAACTACACTAGACGTAAGTATTGTTTCATCTGCTGGTCGTATGTATACCATTCCTAAAGGTGCCCAGGAGGAAGCCGAGCGCGGTCTAGAGTGGCGTAAAGAACACAACCGTGGCGGAACGCCTGTAGGAGTAAACTCCGCACGTACACTTGCGAAGGGTGGCCAAATTGGAATTGAAAAAGTTCGCCATATTGCTAAGTATTTTCCTCGTCATGAGATTGATAAGAAGGCGACGGGCTATCAGCCAGGCGAGAAGGGCTTTCCTTCTCGTGGGCGTATTGCGTGGGCTCTCTGGGGC